ATATATATTTTGGGAAGCTTGTATGGCTGACTCCCGAAGCTTTGGTATGATTTACTTGAAGATTAGGCGTTCAGGTTTTTCATTTATGAGCTCATCAGAATGTGTTAACAGAGCGACTCTAGCAAAAGATGCACGAATCGGAGTGTTATCTAAAACCGGTTCTGATGCTAAGAAAATGTTTACAGATAAGGTTGTTCCTATTAATAGTAGGTTACCCTTCTTTTTTAAGCCTATCATGGATGGTATGGATAAGCCGAAAACTGAATTAGCTTATCGAGTTCCTGCTTCTAAGATTACAAAAAAGAATATGTATGAAATAGAAGAGGATTCTATTGAAGGTTTGGATACAACTATAGATTGGAAAAATACTGACGATAACTCTTATGATGGGGAAAAGCTTTTGCTTCTAGTCCATGATGAGAGTGGTAAGTGGCTAAAGCCAAACAACATATTAAATAATTGGCGAGTAACTAAGACCTGTCTAAGATTAGGAAGTAAAATTATTGGTAAATGCATGATGGGTTCAACATCTAATGCTTTAGAAAAAGGTGGAGATAATTTCAAAAAGCTTTTTTATCAATCCAATGTTTTAGACAGAAACGCTAATGGGCAAACTAAAAGTGGATTATACTCTTTGTTTATTCCCATGGAATGGAACATGGAAGGTTTTATTGATAGGTATGGTATGCCTGTTCTCAATACCCCTCCAACAGAAGTGTTGGGTATTGACAATGAAATGATTCATCAAGGAGCTATTGAGTATTGGGAAAACGAAGTTGATTCATTAAAGAACGACCCTGATGCATTGAATGAATATTATAGACAGTTTCCAAGAACTGAGTCTCATGCTTTCCGGGATGAAAGTAAATCTTCTTTGTTTAATCTAACAAGAATCTACCAACAGATAGATTACAATGATAGTATGATTCAAGACCACCATTTAACTAGAGGTAGTTTTAGATGGAAAGATGGAATAAAAGATACTACAGTAGAATGGTATCCTGATAGCCGAGGAAGATTTCTAGTTTCATGGACTCCAAAAGCAGGATTGCAAAACAGGATTATAAAAAAGGGAAGTGTTAGCTATCCGGGCAATGAGCATCTTGGAGCTTTTGGATGTGATAGCTATGATATCTCAGGTACTGTTGGAGGAGGAGGTTCTAATGGAGCTTTACATGGTCTTTCTAAATTCAGTATTGAAGACTGTCCTGATAATCAGTTTTTTTTAGAATATGTAGCTAGACCACAAACAGCAGAAATATTTTTTGAAGAAGTATTGATGGCATGTGTGTTTAGACCCGACAAACATTATTCAAAACTATCTAAAACAGAAAAAGAATTAGGAGGTATTCCTAACACAAGCGAAGCTGTCAAACAAGCTCATGCTTCAGCTATAGAATCTTATATAGAAAAACATATAGGCATCAACTTTGAGGAGGAAGATGGAATGGGTTATATGCCTTTCAATAGAACATTAATGGATTGGGCACGATTTGATATTAGCAATCGTACTCGATTTGATGCAACAATTAGTTCCGGTTTAGCGATTATGGCTTGTCAAAAGCATCTATATCAGCCTGAAAAGAAAGAGTCAAGAATTATGATTAACTTTGCAAGGTATACTAATACGGGAACGCAAAGCGAAATTATTAGATGAAAGATGTAAAGATAAATATTACATCTGCAGGATTTCCAAGTCAATTTGTATCCGATGCAGAAAAGGCTACAGAAGAATTTGGTCTACAGATAGGTCAAGCTATTCAGTATGAATGGTTCAAAAAAGATGGAAATCAATGCAGGTATTATAGCCAATGGAGAGACTTTCACAGACTCCGTTTATATGCTAGAGGAGAACAATCAATTAAAAAATATAAAGATGAGTTAGCTATTGATGGTGATTTATCTTATCTAAATTTAGATTGGACTCCCGTTCCGATTATTCCCAAGTTTGTAGATATTGTTGTTAATGGAATGGCAGATAGAATGTTTAAGGTTAAGGCATATGCACAAGATGCTATGTCTCAAGCCAAGCGTTCTAAATACCAAGATATGATTGAAGGTCAAATGGTTGCTAAAGATTTTTTAATGAATCTTCAAAAGCAATCAGGTGTTGACCCGTTTACTACAGCTCCCGATGAATTACCTTCTAGCGATGAAGAACTCGCTTTGTATATGCAGCTTAATTATAAACCTGCAATCGAAATCGCTGAAGAGGAAGCAATCAATACAATACTAGAGGAAAATAAATACTTAGACCTAAGAAAAAGATTTGATTATGATTTAGCTGTACTAGGTATTGGAGTTGCTAAACATGAGTTTTTACCCGGTTCAGGTGTGGAGGTTTCATATGTAGACCCTGCAAATATTGTTTATAGTTATACAGAAGACCCACACTTTAAAGATTGTTTTTATTGGGGAGAAATAAAAGTCTTGCCAATTATTGAGTGTAAAAAGATTGACCCATCTCTAACTAATGAAGACTTAGAAGAGATTTCTAAATATGGTCAGTCTTGGTATGATTACTATAATGTGGCTCAGTTTTATGAGAATGATATCTTCTATAGAGATACTGTCACATTAATGTATTTCAGCTATAAGACCACACAAAAGGTAGTATACAAAAAGAAAATATTAGAAACAGGTGGAAGTAGAGTTATTGAAAAAGATGATTCTTTCAACCCACCAAAAGAACTTCAGGAAGAAGGAAACTTCGAGAAAATATCAAAGACTGTTGATGTTTGGTATGAAGGTGTTATGGTTATGGGTACTAACATTCTACTTAAGTGGGAGTTAGCACATAACATGGTAAGACCAAAATCAGCAAGTCAACATGCTTTACCTAACTATGTAGCTGTAGCTCCAAGAATGTATAAAGGTGTTATTGAGTCTCTAACTCGTAGAATGATTCCTTTTGCTGACCTCATCCAAATGACTCATCTCAAACTACAGCAAGTAATCGCTAGGGTAGTTCCTGATGGTGTGTATATAGATGCTGATGGATTAAACGAGGTAGACCTTGGAACAGGAAACGCTTATAATCCTGAAGATGCATTGAGGCTTTATTTCCAAACAGGTTCTGTTATCGGAAGGTCTTATACACAGGATGGTGATTTCAATCAGGCAAGAGTACCTATCAAAGAACTTCAATCTTCTTCGGGTGCATCTAAAACTCAAATGTTAATCGGTAACTATAATCATTACTTAAACATGATTAGAACTGTTACAGGTTTGAACGAAGCTAGGGATGGAAGTTTACCTGACCCTAACTCTTTAGTTGGGTTGCAAAAACTTGCAGCTTTAAATTCTAATGTGGCTACAAGACATATTTTAGATGGAAGTCTTTATTTGTTCAGAAGCTTAGCCGAAGCATTAACATATAGGGTTGCTGATATTTTGGAGTATGCAGATTTTAAAGATGACTTTGTAAACAAGATTGGTAAATACAATGTAAGCATCTTGAACGATATTTCCGACCTATATATATATGACTTTGGAATCTTTATTGATGTTGCTCCGGATGAAGAGGAACAGCAGCAGTTAGAACAAAACATTCAAATGGCTTTATCTAAGAATGATATTAATCTTGAGGATGCTATTGATATTAGGGAACTAAAAAATATTAAACTTGCGAATCAATTATTGAAGTTGAAGCGTAAACAAAAAGCTGAGCAAGAGCAAAAGATGAAAATGCAACAGCAACAAGCTCAAGCTCAAGCTCAAATGCAGTCACAACAAATGGCTGCACAAGCAGCAATGCAAAAATCACAAGCAGAGATGCAGGGTAAAATGCAGTTAAAACAAGCAGAGATTGCGTTTGAAATCGAGAAGATGAAGAACGAAGCAATGCTTAAATCACAGCTTATGGCTGAAGAGTTTGACTATAACATGAAGCTCCGTAACATTTCTGAGGAAGCGTTGGCATTTAGGGAAGGTGCAAGGGATAAGGCTAAGTCTGAAAGGATTAGTCAACAAAATACCGAGCAATCTAAAATGATAAATCAAAGAAAAAATAATCTACCTCCTTTGAACTTTGAATCTAATGAAGATAGTTTAGATGGCTTTGATTTAGCTGAGTTTGACCCTAGATAAAAATTAAGAAAAATTTATATTAACTTTGTAAATAATTTAATCAAATGGAAATAAAAGTAAGGGCAGTTGAGTCTGTCGAGAAATCAAAAGCTGAAGTCGAACAAGAGTTGTTAGATAAAGCCGAACAAAAATTTAATGATGAAGCCACAGAAACTGAAACCCCAAAGGTTGAAGTGAAAGAGGTTGATAAAGAACAAACTACTACACCTGAGCCGGAGACTAGTGAACCGGTGGAGGAAGAAGAAATTACTCAATCCTCAGAGTTAAGTGAGGAAGATGTTCTTTCATTTATTAAGAATAGATACAATAAGGATGTATCATCTGTTGGGCAGCTCTTTGAAGAAAGAGAAAATAATTCTGAATTGCCTGAAGATGTTAAAGCATACTTTGAGTATAAACAAAAGACAGGCAGAGGAATCGAAGATTATGTAAAACTAAACAGAGATTTCGATGCTTTAGAGGATGACCAACTACTAGCTGAATATTTGATTGCTTCAGGAGAGGCGATTGATAAGGATGATGTAGAGCTTTTGATGGATGACTTTTCATTTGATGAAGATGTTGATGAAGAGAAAACCATAAAGAAAGCTAGGTTAGCCAAAAAAAAGGCAGTCGTTAAAGCACGAAAGTTTTTTAATGAGCAAAAGGAAATGTACAAGCACCCCCTTGAGTCAAGTACGGGTAGCCTTTCTGAAGCTGATAAAAAAACAATCCTTGCTTATAACGAATATGTCAAACAGGCGAAAACCCAAGATGAAGAAATAAAAAGGAGACGAGATTGGTTTTTAAAAAAGACTGATGAATTGTTTCATGCTGATTTCAAAGGTTTTGACTTCAATGTAGGTGAAGACAAGATGTTGACTTTTTTACCTTCTAAAAGTATAGACGAGATTAAAGCTCAGGGTTCTGATTCTAATTTGCTTTGGCAAAGATTCATGAACAAGGATAGTGGTTTAATTGAGGATATACAAGGTTATCATAGGGCGATAGCCATCGCAAACAATCCTGAAAGGTTTGCTAGGTTCTTTTATGAGCAAGGCAAATCCGATGCTACAGAGAGCGTTGTAGGTAAACTCAAGAATGTAAAAATGACTGAGCAAACTACTCCTCAAGTAACAAAGACTAAGGATGGTATGCAAATTAGAGCTCTTAACCCAAGTTCGGGTAAAGGACTCAAAATTAGAAGTATAAAAAAAAATAGTTAAAACTTAAAAATTAGAAATTATGGCAGGTGCTTTTACAGGTCCGGGATTTGACCTACAGCCATCGGCACAACAAGTTCCCTTGGCATCAAATTATATCCAAAATTTCGATTTCTTAAATCAGTATCTACCTGATACATATGAGAAAGAATTTGAAAGATACGGGAATAGAACAATCAGTTCATTCCTTAGATTAGTCGGTGCAGAAATGCCTTCTAACTCTGACTTAGTTAAATGGGCAGAGCAAGGTAGATTGCATGTTAAGTATACACAGGTTGGTACAGCAGCAGCAGCAGGTGCAGCTGAAGCAGTATTCCAAATCAATGACCCGGCTGCTCCGGCAGGTCAGGTTACAACAGGACAAAACCCATTCTCAGCACAAGGTGGTATTGCCTTGAGAGAAGGTCAAACTGTTGTTGTACACCAAAATGATGGGTCAGGTGAGAATAAAGGTATCGTTACTGATGTTGACCTAACTGTTTCTCCAATCACAGCTACTGTAGCTTTTTACGAAGCAGCAGGTCTTGTGACAGCAGGTACAGGTGCAGGTAACGCAGATGTAACCATCTTTATTTATGGTTCTGAATTTAGAAAAGGAACTACAGGAATGATTGGTTCACTAGAATCTGATGACTTCATTTTTGAAAACTCTCCAATCATTATCAAGGATACTTACGCAGTAAGTGGTTCTGATATGGCTCAAATTGGATGGGTTGAAGTAACAACAGAAAATGGTGCTACAGGATACCTATGGTATATGAAATCAGAGCATGAAACTAGATTGCGTTTTGACGATTATCTAGAAACAGCAATGGTTGAAGCAGTACCGGCTGAAGCAGGTTCAGGTGTTGCAACAGGTGCAACCAACCCAACTTATGGTAACAAAGGTTCTGAAGGTATCTTCTATGTAGTAGGAGACAGAGGTAACCTTTGGGGTGCAGGATTCCCTGATACTCTAGCTGACTTTGATACTATCATTGGAAGACTAGATGCTCAAGGAGCAATTGAAGAAAATGTTATCTTCCTAAACAGAGAGTTCGGATTTGCTATTGATGATATGTTAGCAGAACTAAACGGAGCTACAGTTCCGGGTGGTGTTGCAGGTACATCATATGGTCTATTCGACAACGATGTTGAGATGGCGTTGAACCTAGGATTCACAGGATTCAGAAGAGGTTATGACTTCTATAAGACTGATTGGAAATACTTGAACGACCCAACGATGAGAGGTGGATTAGCTCTCGGTGCAGTTGGTGTTGGTGGTTCAGGTTCTATCAATGGTCTTTTAGTTCCTGCAGGTTCTACATCTGTATACGACCAAATTCTTGGTAAAAATGCAAAGAGACCATTCTTGCATGTTAGATATAGAGCTTCAGAAACTGAAGATAGAAGGTACAAATCATGGATTACAGGTTCTGCAGGTGGTGCAGCTACAAGTAGCTTAGATGCTATGGAGGTTAACTACCTATCAGAAAGATGTGTTTGTGTGTTAGGTGCTAACAACTTCGTATTGTTCGAAGATTAATAACTGAATAGAAAAGGGGAGAGACTATCTCTCCCCCTTTCTTTTTTTTAAAATTTTAAATTAAATCGAAATGAAAATTGAATTAAAAACTCGAGTATATAAACTCACAAGAAATAAGAGACCATTGTCTTTTATTATTCCCTCAAGAAATAGTAGAAAACAACCCTTGCTTTATTTTGACGAAGACAAAGGGTATAACAGAGAGCTTAGATATGCCTCTAATCAACAGAGTTGTTTTGTGGATGAGCAAGACGGAAATGTTATTGTAAAACCAATTATTTTTGAAGATGGCATGTTGACTGTGCCTAAGAATAATCCGGCTTTACAAATGTTTTTACACTATCATCCTCTTAATGGAAAAAAGTTTGAAGAGGTTGTTATTGAACAAGACGCTGCCAAAGAGGTGGACCAAATCAATTCTGAGATTGATGCTATGGTTGCTGTAAAAGACATGAGTGTTGAGCATATGGAAACAATTGCTAGAGTTCTATTTAGAAATGACATTAGTAAAATGTCTACTTCAGAACTTAAAAGAGACATGTTGGTGTTTGCTAAGAATAACCCCACAGCATTCCTTGATGCAATAAATGACCCTGAAGTTAAACTTGCATCTACAATACAACTATTCTTTGATAAGAAATTACTAGCATTCCGTAACAAGAAAAAGGATATTCACTTTAACTTAAAAGGAAATAAAAAACGATTAACTGCTGTTCCGTTTGGAGAAGACCCTATTGAGTATTTAGTTCGTTGGTTTAAAACTGACGATGGCGTAGAGGTCTTAGAGTTCCTA